GTGTGATTGAATCTCCAGAGTATTTTTTTTCCATAAATATAAAAATATCAGGAATTATGTAATCTTCCTTTCGTGCAAAGATAGCAATATTATGAATCGGCTCGCTGCGATTTACAACTTGATAATGGGTATGCCTGATGCAACCTTTGCCAACAAGGCACGACTTACTTAATGTTACTATGGTATCCTTCTCACTCATTGGTTGTAGCTTTTGGAACATAACCCATTGCAATCATAGCAGCAACGATAGCGGCAAGAGTCTCAACTGTTATCTGCTTAAAGATAAGAAGAAACACACTGGTAAGAACAACGAGAGAGCCTATTGTTGACCGCCAGTGTTTTATGATAATGTCTACCGCTTGCCTAAACTTGCTGACTTTTCGCCTCATAACTGTTATACGCTATGAGTGAAATAAAGTTCTGCTTCAAGCCTTCTGCGAGTAATAAGCCCATTGCTTTTCTTACCGCCTGCATTCACCCATTTGCCAAACTCCGCAGCTATTGCAGTGTCGTTTGGATTAGCCTTGACCTTTTTTAGTAAAGTTGATTTAGCCAATGCAGCAGTGCCAAGATTAAAAGCAAAACTAACCAACGCATCAAACTGATTTGAGTTGACTTGTACCCCGTTGAGTAGTGCCGCAACATTTTGCTCAAAGCTGCGCACTGTATGTTGTAGAAGTTTCTCAGCATCTTCCTGCGTGATTTTATCGCCCATCTTAACCTTGACACCATTCGAGTAGTAAGTGCTTCCATAGCCTATCGTAGCCACATTAGCCTCGCAAAGGTAAGCACTGAGCTTTAAGCCTTCAAATTGCTTAATTAAACTTAGCCCCTTATTAGTCAATCTCATACTGGAAGATTGCATAAAAATCAACTGTACTTATGTCTGTTGTTAAAGCGGAGCAAAATTGTATTCTTTGATTAGCAACAAATCCAGTGGCAATATTATCTAAAGCAGATATTGAAGCTACACCAATACAATTATTAGTTGATGGAGCAAATGGATAATCAAAAAGAAAATATCCACATATAGCAGCACTAAAATCTAAATCAACAGTACCAGTAATTGTGCAATTTACTATATTTCCAACCTTTGAATATTGCGCTTTTACTAATACTGGATTTGAACAAGCCCCATCTGCACCATCCAATGTCGGAGTCCACGTTCCGCTCTCAACAACATTGCCAAGTTCAATCTTTTTGGTTGTTCCTGCGGGCGATTGCGAGGTGTCGCTTACATCAACGATGCAAAGGTAGTCTGCGCTTTCTGCTACTGAGAGAGCGGTTAAGTCGGTTATTTTTATACCTGCCATAAGTCGGGTGGTGTTATTGGTTTATAAGTTATCAAAGGTAGTAATTTAACCCAATCAATCGAGCACTGCTGCACCTCCTCAATGGAGATTATCCAGTTGCCATCAGCATCTTGAATAGGATTAAAATAATTATCGGGGATGAACTCAACCCCTATCAGGCTTTGCGCCTCTTGCTCTGTGAGTAGGTGTACTATCATAATTAAGGGACTTGTCTTCCTAAAGTTGTGTTAAACGCTTGAACATCTGTGTATAATGTCCCTGCTTCTGCATCGGATAACCCAGTGCTAATTGTTGCAAAAGCGCATTGGCGATTTGAAAATAAAATACCTGGAAGAATAGTATTGTTATATGCGCCTAAGAATAGATTTGCATTTGGTGGATTTCCTGCTCCAGTTTGAGTATTTTGCAATACTCCATTTTTAAATATCTTAAACGCATTTGCAGCATTTGAAGTTTTAGAGCTTAAATAAAAACCTCTTGCATCTGCGTTTGCTGCATTTGCTAAAATTGAGCTGCTTGAATTTCTTGATAAAAATCTATTTACAAATCCTGATGCATTATATTGTGTACTTATCCAAAGAAAATTTGTTAAATCGGTTACACCTAAATCAATTTGGTCAGTACCAGTATTTGCATTAGTTCTTGAATAATAGCTCAATCCCATACTTGTTGTGTAATTTAAAGACGGATTTAAGAACGTATCAGCGTAAGCATTAACTCCATTCGGCAGCGCACCATTACTTGAGTGCGTCCAACCACCAACAAAGCTCAAGCGGTATGCAGCATTTAGGTCTCTCGGGTCTTTTAAATTCCATTTTTGCTGCGAAGCGGTATTTCCTACGAAAGGATAAATTGCATTCATCTTTGCCCAAGTGCCATTGGCTTTCATACTTGTTACCAATGTGCAAATTGCTGAGGTGATTGTAGGGTCGGTGATGCCTGCCGCAGTTAAGAATGCCACCGCATCAGGGTCGCATCCGCCATACCAATATGGGTTAACTAAGAAGCTCATACGTAAGTGCCGATTAACATTACTTTCAATCCTTTCGCAGTGCCGTTGCCGATTTGGTCGATGTCGATTGTTATCTCGCTATCATCGGCGAGGGAGGTGTCGCTAATCACTGGCGGAGTTGCAGCGGTAAAACTTGTCTTCTCGGTGTTGTCAATGGTTAGCTTAGTGCTTAAAATACTTGTGCCATTCTCGTTGATATCAACTGTAAAGATACTGCCGCTTGCTTGAGCCGTTGTGAGCGATGCTCTTACCGCAGTTAGCGTAACTGCTCGAGGCATTCTAAATGTTATCTTAGCAGTGCCTGCCGTTAGCGCAGTGCCCTCATCAGAGGCGGCAACAACAAGCTCGAAAGGTGTTGCAAGATTGCCGCTGCCAAGAATAGAACTGCCATTGATGGTCTTTATGTTTGTGCCGCTTACAAGCGAATCCTGCTTTCCGTTGAAGGTAGTCCAATCGGCTGAGCTTAATGCTCCTCTATTTGTTGCACTGGCAGTTGGTAGGTTAAAGGTATGCGTATCTGTTGCTGAACTTATTGCAAAGTCAGTGCCCGATGTTCCAACTGCAAAGTTTTGCACTTGAGCAGTCAATCCATTTAGGGAATTTAAGCCAGTTGAGAAAGTTGTAATGACTTGGCATAGGTGACCATTTTCAGTGTGCAATTTGATTGTGCGCCCAGAGGTAGTTACAAATACACGCAAAGCAAGCCTATCTGTAAGAGCAAGTGTTGTCGCAGGGACTGCCAAAGCAGTGAAGTAAGCATCAATTGTAGTCCCGTTTGTAATACCTTCAGGTGTTGCTGAATCACTTGCAATCAAAGTAAATGTTGCACCATCATACTTGTATAATTCAACATAAAACGATGGGCTACCACCACTTGCTGATGAGCTAAAAAATAACTCAAGATTCCAATTACCTGCTGGTATTGCCAACAGATTAGGATCTCCTGCATCTGTAATAAACTGTGCAATCAATCCATTGCCTTGAGCATTAGTTCTTGTGAAGTCAGTGCCTGCACCTAAGATTGGTGTTTTGCTCATCTCGTAATAAGTAGAGCCGCCGATTGTACCTTGATTAACTGAGCCGTTGAGGTAGTAACTTACGCTTGAACCTCCACCGATTGATGTGGGAAAGTTAGCAAGCTGACCATCGCCTCTGATGTACTGCGTTGCAACTCCTGCCGCTGCAACTGCCAATGTTCCGCTCGATGTTACTGGATTGCCAGTGACAGAGAATGCAACAGGCATCGTGAGGTCAACCGAAGTAACTGTGCCGCTTGGAATTGTTGGGAACAATGTAGGCGTTCCCGTTCCATCTAAGTAGTCGGCGTTTGTACCCGTTGGCACATCGAACTTGCCATCAAAGGTAGTCCAATCCGCCGAGCTTAGGTAGCCATCAGTCGAGGCATCCGCTTGGCTAATGCTAATGTCGGGTGTTGCTCCGCCGCTTGATGCTATTGGAGCAGTACCCGTTACCGAAGTAACTCCGCCAACCGCAACAACCGCCCATACTGCCGCACCGATTGTATCATCTGAGCATAGGTAAACAGTGCCATCATCTAAGCTCCAACGAGAGCCGACTACAAAGCCCTTAGAGCTATCATCTGTTACTTGAGGTACAAATGTAAAGTTATGCGTTACATCGCGTATAGTGAAGCCATCTTGCTGCATATAGTACAACCGCCCTGCTTCCCACTTTAGCTCGTAGCTTATTGAGCAGATTTGCGCAGTGCCCTTTGCGCCTCCGTTGCCTGCATCGGTTGTACCTTTTCTAAAGAAAGCACCATTGTCAAATGAAAGCCCTGCGTTAGCTGTGAATGCAATATCATTTGTTGTGCTATTGCCTAAGTCAGTAACTTCCTGCAATGTTCCAACTGCTCCACCGCC